AATCTAAGTGTGGTAACGAGTTCACTCCAGCTCCTTCTTTCTCTCAATCTTTTGAGTGTGAAGGTTTTGCGATTGACGAAACAGGTACTCCTTCTAAAGATAGCTACCAACAATTATATGCTGCTCACGCTGCTAAAACTTTATTCGCAATTAAGATGGGTAAAGCAACTCCAACTGCAGGTGATATCACTTATGGTGGTGCTGGTTCTTTAGTATTTATTAGCGATTTCGGTGTAACTGCAGACGATAAAGATGATGTTAAATTTACTGCAACTTTCGTAGTAAGTGTACCTCCTATTGCACAAACTGAACAAGCATAATAAATAAAAAACTATGTACGAATTAAAGACTGACAACAACACAATCCACCTAAAGTGGGGAACTTGGGCTATGAAAAGGTTTTGCGAATTAGAGAATAAAAATCTAATGCAGCTAATTGAGGTTTTATCTGGAGGGGTTTATGACTTAGATACAATCGTTCATATCGTACAAGCCGCAGCAGAAAGTGGATGCAAGAGCCTTAAAAAGCCTATTGACTTTGATGAGTTTGATGTGTGCGAATGGATAGACCAAGTTGGTGGGTTATCGGCAAAAGATGGACAATTAGTTGAGTTTATGAGATATATGCAAGACTCAATGACTCCAGATTTAAAGCCAGATAAAGGCACGGAAGAAAAAAAAAATTAGGGTTTTATAGTTGGGACTCAATAATTATTCTCGCTATTGAAGTTGGCTTAACGATTAACGAGTTTTGGCAATTGACGTGGCGAGAATTTTTATTATATAAAAAGGCTTTCGACAATAAACAAATAAAGGAATGGGAAAGAACAAGGATGATTAGCTATATGATATACAAAGCTAATACAACCGATAAAAGTCCTAAAAGCATTAAAAGTTTCTTTCCTTTACCAAGTGATGAAGTTGAAGAAGATAAGCCTAAACTGACACAAGAGCAATTGGCAAGGACATTAAAGTTGTATGGAGTAAAATAATAAAATGGCACAAGAAACGTTAAAAATTACGATAACCGCAGACAATAAACAAGCGGTTCAAAATATACAAGAAACAGTTACCGCAACAACAAAGTTGGGTAGTGCGTTTAAAACTTTGCCAAATGTAGCTGATAGGTCAACAAATGCTTTATCAAACTTATCAAGAGTTGCTCAAGATGCTCCTTATGGATTTATAGGTGTTGCGAATAACATAAACCCTTTATTAGAATCATTCCAAAGATTAAGTAAAGATGCTGGTGGTGCAGGTGGTGCTTTAAAAGCTATGGCGCAAGGTTTAATGGGTCCAGCAGGTATTGGTTTAGCTATAGGCGCACTTTCTTCTATATTGGTTGCATTTGGTCCTAAAATAGCTGAATTTGTATCACAAACAACGGAAGCTGAAAAAACACAAACAAAATTAAATGATGCTATTGCAAAAGGAGTTGGAGAAGCAGAAGCGGAATCAACTAAATTAAATGTTTTAGTTGGTATTGTAGGCGATGTTACAAGAAGTACAAAAGAAAGAACAACGGCATTAGATGAATTAAAAAACACATATAAAGGTAATTTAGAATTACAAAAGTTAGATATAACAGACGGCAAGGCTTTAAGTCTTGTTGTAGATGAAATTACTGCAGCATTAAGAAGGAAAGCAATGGCACAGGCTTTCGCTACATTGATAGCGGAAGAAGAAGCAAAAAAAGCAAGGTTGCAAATAAGCAATCTAAAGGAAATGCGAGATAATGTTAGTAATGCAACAGCAACTTGGCAATTATTCAAATCGGCAGTAAAAAATGCTGGTAGTGTTATGACTGTTTTTGATTACACTACTCAAATTACAAATAAAGCATTATTACAAAACGAAGAAGCTATAAAAGAAGTTGATGGTAACTTACAATTATTAGATAGTCAATATTCTAAAGTAATTAGTGAACAAATTAAGTTTAACGATTCAACAAACTTATCAACAAAAGCAATTAAGGAACAAAAGAAGGCATTACAAGATGGATTACAAGCAAGACCTTTAGGTGAAGGAGCAACTGATATTGTATTAAGACAAAGAGGACCAGCGCCATCATTTAAAGCACCAACAGGAAATGCGCCATTGGGTGGTAGAACAAGTGGTTTTGATGCGATTCAATTAACAAGTCAAATAAACGAGCAAACTAAAGCACAAGAATTATTTAACTTTCAATTACAACAAACACAAGCAATTACTGGTTTACTTGCACCTGCATTTGATAGTGTAGTTCAAGCAATGGTAATGGGTGAAGATATTGGTAAGGCTTTAGAAGCAGCATTTAAACAAATAGTAATTCAGTTAATTTCAATGGTTGCACAAGCATTATTATTTAAAACTATTTTAGGTGCAATTACAGGTGGAACAAGTGCGATTGGTGAAGCTGTAGGTGGTGGTATGGGAATGGGTGGTGGTAATTTCTTAGGCGAATTTTTATTAAAAGGTAGTGATTTGGTTTTAGCAACTCAAAGAGCAAACAACAACTTAAATATTAGACGAGGAAACTAATGGCATACGAAATAAAATATAGAATCACGGCAGCAACTAAATCGGATGTTACAAGTGTACTAAATATTTATGAGGATGGTTACGATGGCGAGATTATAGAATATCCTTGTATAAGTTTACAATTACAATACATACCAAGAAGCGATGATGCTTTTGAGCCTATTTATGTTAGTCAATTAAACGTGGCAATAGATGTTACTGATAATGTAGATGATATGCCTGACTTTACTACATTAGATGATAGGAAGTACTTTGTTAGATTATTAAGTGGCTCAAATGTAGATTTTATAGGATGGGTATTAAGTGATAATGTTCAGTATGTTTTTTCAACAGGTCGCAAAGATTTATACTTTAATGCTATTGATGGATTAGGTATGTTGGAAACAATACCATTGCCGTTAAGTGATGAAACCGAGTTAATATATGTAGAAAGCGCAAAAGATTTTATATCAATTGCATTACAACAAATAGGCTATCCATTAGATTATAAGATTATTAGCGGTGTTAGTTTTTATTCGGAAGATATGGAGAATAGAACTGATGACCCAGCTGCAGACGGATTGGCTCAATCTTATATAAACTATGCAACATTTATAAATAGTAATCAAGAAGCAACAAATTGTCTTGATGTATTAACAAGAATTACAAAATCATTTGGTTCAAGATTATTCCAAGCAAAAGGAAACTTTTACATTGTTCCTTTGACACAATTTGCACAAGATTCATATTATGCAACTATTTACAATAGTGATGGTACTATATTTGATGACACAATAATAAGTGATACAGGAGAAATACAAGGTTTTTCAAGTAATACAAGCGGTTTATACTTTGTTGATAATAGCCAATTTAAGCTAATTAAAAAGGGTTACAATAAAGTTAGATTTAATAAGGTTGTAGAATACCCTAATAATTACATAACAAACTGGAATCTTAAAACATATACAGTAGTTAGTCCAACAGAAAGCAATGCTTTTTCTTGGATAGCAAATAGAAATGGTGGGATAATAAATGTTATAACACAAGCAGAAAAAAAATACAATGCTTGGTATATTGATTATCCAACGGCAAATCCACACTTTTCATCTGTAACTGCTAACAACTTACCTTTTATAAATCCAAGTGAAGTAATAAATTTATCATTTGATTTTGCTACAATAGGAACTGTATCTGGAACACCAGATGCTTTGTTTATTTTAAAGTTACAAGTGCAACCTGTTGGTGGTAATTCATACTTTTTAAACCAAGATAAAAACTGGTCTATTGCAGTAAATCCAAATGACCCATATTATTATTTTCCTTATTGGGGTGCTTCTCCAGTAACAAATTTTAAGATAGAAACTGCACCTTGTCCTATTTTTGGACAATTATATATGGAAATTATAATGTGTAGTACTTCGGCTAGTTTATGGAAAAGTACTGTTAAACAAGCTGAAATAAGCAACTTCAATATGAAAATAGATAGCTTCTTTAAAGAGGTTACAACTGAAAGTTATATAAACAATGTTGAAGAATACGTTTTAGATATAGACTTACCAATGGGATTCAATGACATAAATAATGCAAAATATAACTACATAGGTTACATAAGCAAACCAGATGGTAGTATGCTATTAAATTGGTATAGACAAGAATACCCAAATCAAACATATAGAAGTTTAAGCGAACTAATTGTTCAACAATATTCAAATTGTTTTAATAAGAACATTATTAACTTGGATGCTTCTTTTATGGGTATGGAAACTGAAGATGGCAGATTAAGTGGTGCAATGAGAATAAATGCAACTGACTTAGACCCTGTTCAAATTAGTGTTACAGATAAAAAATACATAATAGGTAATTCAACAATAGATTTACCTAATGATGTTATTACGGCTACTTTATTGGATATTAATCCAGAGAATGTAGTAACAACAATGAACACAGTTTACGATAGTAATCCATTGTCAAGAGAATTAACTGGATTTGGGCGTCAAAGGTCTAATGGTTATTTAACTAAAGAAGCTGCTCTTGCTGCGCCTTTAACAAGTAACTTAGTTTACTTAGAACAAGCTGGTGTTCCAATAGTTGGAGATTTCTTCTATACAAGTGATTTGTTAATTGTTGGATTTAATGGTGCTGGTATTTGGTGGAGGGTTTTGGTTACAGATACTTACTCACAAGCATATAGAATTAGCGGAGCAGGTGAAATATTAGAAACATTCGGATAATTGATTAAATTTGTAATATGGCAGCAGTAATAGGAAATAACGTAATGCTTTATTGGCATAGAACAGATGTAGAACCAGAGGTTGATGTTGCATTTGCTTGTAGTACAAATTGTGCTTTTAATGTAAGCGTAGACCAAAAAGAGGTAACAAGCCAATCAAGTGCTTGGTTTAGAGAATATAAGAACGATGTAGCTACTTGGACAGTTACTTGTGATGGTTTAATTATTTTGAATGGCTTTTCTTATTTGTTTATGCTTGAGAAGCAGTTATCAAGAACACCAATAGAAATCAAGTTTGTGGTGGATAACGGAGCTGATGGTTTAACAATTATTAACGGAATTTGTAATATATCAAGTTTAGCAATAAACGCACCTGTAAAAGATGTGGCTACTTACAATGTAAGTTTACAAGGTTCTGGACCTTACAATACAACAGGAACAGAGGTTGACCCAAGTGGTGTAATTATAGTAGGTGCAAACCCAGTTAAGACAAAAGGTTACACGGCAAGTGGTGGCGAAACATCAATTACTTTTGCGGACACGATTGGTTATTCTTGTCTTTACGTTTCAAGAGGTGGTGTGGATGCGCAAAACATTTTACCAACAGGAACTCCAACGGGTAATGATGTTAGATTTGTGAGTGCGACAGGGGTTCTTACTTTTGGTAGACCTTTAGCAGCTGGGGAATATATTAGAGGATTATTTCAATAAAATATTATGAGTCAATTACAAGTAACAGGCGAAGCAAAGATTAGGGATATACAAGGTCCAGTAGTGGCTAATGATGGTGTTATAACCGCTTTAGATGGTGCTGCGAATCAATATGTAAGGGGTGATGGTACTTTAGCAAATTTCCCTACATCTGGCGGTGGTGGTAGTTCGGTATCTTATTATCTTAACGGAAGTGTCAATCAAGGCACTTTTGGTGGTTCTACTTATTACCAAATGAGTAAGAACGCAATAACAGGTGTTGGAACTAACTTTTCTGCTTCGGCTAATGGTTTGATTGCTCAATTTATAACGGATGCTAATGACCCTGATGTGGTGTCTATTCCGAGTGGTAACTGGAACGTAGAGTTCTTTATGAATGTAAGTGCATCAAGTGGTGCTTTGGCTTCTTTCTATGTAGAGATTTATAAATATGATGGTTCAACTTTTACTTTATTAGCGACAAACGTAGCTACTCCAGAGCAATTAACAAACACAACAACTGTTGATGCTTACTTTACGAGTGTGGCTATGCCTTTATCTTCAATGGCTATTACGGATAGATTAGCGATTAGAATATTCGTAAACGTAGCTTCTAAGACTGTAACTCTTTATACTGAAAACAATAGACTTTGTCAAGTAATTACTACTTTTTCAAATGGCTTGACTTCTTTAAATAACTTAACTGACCAATCACAATATTTAACCACAGGAACAAGCGGAACAAACTTTAACATAGCTTCAAGTGGCGATACACATACTTTTAACCTACCTGTTGCTTCGGCTACAAATACAGGTAAGTTAAGTTCAACTGATTGGAGTACGTTTAATAACAAGCAAAACGCTTTAACATTAACTACTACAGGTTCAAGTGGTGCAGCTACATTAGTTGGTTCAACTTTAAACATACCAGATTATTCTGTGAATACTACCAATTTTGTAACAATAGGTACTGTTCAAACAATTACAGGAACTAAAACGTTTGATAATGCTATTAGAAACGAATCTGGCTTACTCCTTAAAAATGGGGTTATTTCTGGATTAAGTGGATATACAAGTTTAGGTGGCAATATTTCAAATGGTTTAGTTGTTCAATTAAGTGGTAGTACTAATCAACAAAATTTATTATTTCAAACAGGTGGTGCATTTTCATACACTTTCCCAGCATCAACAGGAACTTTAGCTTTAACAAGTGATTTAAGTTCTTATGTTCCTACATCAAGGACATTAACAATTAATGG